TCAAGGAGCTAGATCAGTAGCGATAGGAATTGATGCAAAAGCAGGTACTAATGCAGATCCAGGTACAGGTGGACAAGTTTCAATAGGTTGGAACCCACAAGCAACAGGTACTCGTGCAATTGGTATCGGTGGAGATAATACAAATATATTAATAGCATCAGGCGATGATTCTATAGCTATGGGTGCTGCTGCGTCAGCAACAACTACTGCATCAATTGCAATAGGTAAAAATGCTGTAGCAAGTGGACTAGGAGCAATTATGATTGGTACTGGAACAGCGGCAGGTCCTGGTTCATTTAATGTTGGTAATGCAAATGTATCAACAGGAGAAAGATCAGTAGCATTAGGTGGATTTCAAAATTCAGCAACAGGAACAGATTGTATTTCGATGGGTGGTTTTGGAACACAAGCAAGAGGATTAAGATCAGCAGCAATAGGTGGACAAGGAAATATTGCTCAAGCAAGTTTCTCTGGTTGTTTTGCAGGAAATGGTCATCAAGCAAATCATGAAGCTTCAGTTACAATTGGTGGTGCAACATTATCTACACAAAAAGTAAATGAAGTAGTAGTACCAAAATTTAGAATATCAACGACAGGAGCTTTAGTTACTGATGTATTTCAAATAGATAACTATTCTTCTTTAGATTTTACAAATGATACAACAGCGGCAGCAGGTGGTGTACCTCTAGGTGGGGTTTATCATAATGGTGGAGCAATGAGAATAAGAGTAGCATAACCCAATATATAAAACAAATAATTAAAAAAAACAAAAATCATGGCATTACAAATTTCAACACCAGTAAAAACAAATTCTGGTATAACATTAGCAACATCTTACGGAAGAGTAACATCTATAGATCCATTATTTGGAACTAGCGTTGAACCTTACCTTTCAGTATACGCATCTAAGGATGACTTTATTAATAACGCTGCAACACTTGTAGCTACTAATATGGCAGGAGTATCAATACTTCCAGGCTTTAACTTTCCTTATAATAGACAAACAGACGGAGTAGACACTCTTATGTTTTGTCATACGCAAATACAAACTGCATTAACTGCAATGGGTATCACTAGTACTATAGAAGGCTTAAACTAATTAAAGTTTAAGAGTATAATACTAAAGGAACACTGGTTTACTTCCCCAGTATAAAAAGGAGTAGCTTTCGTTTGTACCTTTCGTTTGATTGACTTCAGGTATTGATTGATTAGTTTCATTTATATTTTTTCGTGAAAAGGTTCTGCTTCGGCAGGATCTTTTTTGTTTATAGTCCTTTAAAGAGTTTTAAGATCTGAAACAAATTCTAAACTTTTATATATAATTAACAGAACGGCAGGAATGTCACGTCCATGAGTAGCTCGGAATAAGCTAACACGTAGTGGACCAGAAGTTGGGTTTAGGTAATATACTGAATGTCCCCGATAGTTCTAGAAATTGCCTAGGTATAAATTAGTAGGTTGCTCGGGGTATGTAGCAATGTAGGTGTAGTATTAGAAATAATATAACGTACGGTACTAATGAAGTCCTAGGTTAATATCGCAATATAGTAATATATTGTCTACAAGTAAATCTTAAAAGGATTCTTGTATGGGGAATTCTAGTACCTTATGAGTAATACTAATCTGGGATTAAAACTTAAATACCTTTTCTACATTATTAATAAGTACAAAAAATAAAGCAAACAATATAAATATAGAAAAAGGTTTACCTCTAAGCAATCAATTGATGTTGAAAACAACAATTGCAATTCCTTAAAACAATAATACTGTTTCTCTATATAATAATAAATACTCTGTAGAATAGTTGAAATAGTTTTGGCTATAAGAGTGTAAACTAATTAACATGAAATATACTAAAAGAAAAACAAGGGACAACATTACTTATAGATTTTATACAGGTAAAGGTGATCAGCATTTAACATTTACTAAAGTAGGTAATCTAATTGAAGGCGATACTTATACAAGAGCATGGACATGGAAGAATAGAAAGGCATATGAGGATATCTTACATCAAATACTATCAGATATATAAACTATAACAAAAACAACAAAAGATGACTCAGAACCATATAGATACCTTCGATGAAGACATAATGCATTTGTGGATACCAGAATTTGCTAAAGAAGGAACCGATGGTGAAAAACTTTGGTTAACATTCTGTTTTGCTTTATCTCAAATAGGTGGACCACAAACAAGATATGAATTCTATTCTAAAGATATGAATAGAGTACTAGGAACTAATTGGAGTTCTTCAGAGCTTTGTAATATTCTAAACAGAAAATATGGTAAGTATATTAAATTTACTACTATTGATGCAAGGATTAGTTATATGTGGTGGATAGAAACAGATTTTGAATGGTCTGAGTGGTTTGTAACAAAACCTTTAACTCAAAGAATATGGATTCATTTGTTTAATCAATTTTGGGGTAGGACTGGTTTTAAATCAAGTATCTTTGATAGATCTACTGAACCGTTGTCTACATGGGCACGTTCTTGGTCAGATGCTGGTCATGGTACATTTAAACATAACTGTACAATTAGAAAGGTTGATCATTTACTTAAAGGACAAGATTGGCATCCTAATTATCTGAGTCCTAAGTTAGGTGGTACTTATAACTCACCAGGTGGCCGCCAAGCAAAATATATCTAATATGGATGAGAAAAAGTATTTAGAATTAAATGCTAAAGAAAAACTTGCTATTCGTAATGAATTACTTACTGAGTATTTAATAGAAGGTATTCATATGGAAGATGCATTAAAAGCAGACCTTGAGTTTTTTGTTGAGGTTGAAAATTATGAGGCGGCAGCAATGTTCAGAGACCTCCTTAAAGACTTGTATGAAATTGACAAAATGGCTAAGCGTAAAATATAAAGATATCATGTTAATGTCTAAGAAGATAACTAAATCTAGTTTAGAGTCTGAAGATGTTGCTCATTATTGTATTACAGAGTTTGCTCATAGAGAAGATGCACAAGCTTTAATTAATCGTAATGAAGGTATGAAGTTCTTAAGTGGAATGATATGGAGATCTTTCCATTCCTCTACGTCTCCTTACCATACAATATACAGACAGAAAGGTAGAGTCTTTGGTATATCTCAACATAAACAAATAGAAGATGTAGAATCAGTTGAATATGATTACGATAAAGATATCGCTATAGAAGGTATACAAGGTGTAATAGAAGACATGAAAGGTGGCACGATTGAGTTGTGGTATAGAGCTACACTATTTGAGATGTGGGTTAACCAACCAAACTACTCAGAACTCTCAAGACAAACAGGAATTCCAAGAACATCAATCTCTAATGCTGTTGAGGAAGCTAGAAAATATATTCAACACCAATTAAAAATAAACAACATAACATATGAATGAAATAATATACATCATAGGATTTGCATGCATGGGTAATCTAATAGTAGACTTCATTGCAAACTTTAAACCATTAAATAGATTAAGCAAGATTAAACCATTCAATTGTGAAATGTGTTTTACCTTTTGGTTATCAATTACTTTTATGCTTATAAGCTTTGGTCTTACAGGTATATTGTTAGCAGCTATCTCAGCGGTAGTTTCAAATTTCATCTATAAATATATTTAATAACATGACAGACGTACAACAGGCTTTTCTAAAAGAAAACAAAAATAGAATGACTAAGTCTCAGAAGTATACTCCTGAAGAGCTTGTAATGATCTATCAAATTTATAATAGTATAACTGGTGAAAACAAAAAAGGTAACTCATGTGGTCGCTGTTTACAAAATACTATAAACGTAATCTTAAATAATTATAAACAATATGATAACTAAAGTAATAACAATAGAAGGTGTAGACTATACAGTAAGTAGTTCTACTAACCTAGGTATACAAGATGCAGAGATTCAATTAAAGAACTCTCTTGGTATAAATCAAAAGGCAATGAAAAAAGCTAAAAAGAAAAATAAAAATACAGATGGGATTTAAAAAAGGCGACCCTAATATAAATAGGACAGGAAGAATAGGACCTAATCATTCGACGAAACAAATCAAAGAAGCATTCTCAATTCTATTAGATGCTAACTTAGATAACATGTCAATATGGTTGGCTCAAGTTGCTGCTGATAATCCAGAGAAAGCAATGGACTTAATGATTAAATTATCAGAAAGGTTTGTACCTAAGCTTTCGCAACAACAACTAACAGACGGAGAAGGATCAGATCTATTTAAAAACATATCATTTAAATTCGGAGAACCTGAACAAGATAAACCTGAATAAATGTTTATAGGGTTTACACCACATACAGCACAGAACCTTATAATAGAATCTATATTAAAAGGTACTGAGAAATTCCATATAGCAGCTATCGGTAGACAGTTTGGTAAATCGCTATTAGGAATGAACTTAGCTTTATACTGGGGTATTAATAATGGACCATGTAAAATCCTTTGGGTATCTCCAGTCTACTCACAATCAAATAAAGTACATAAAGAAATCGTTGCAGCAGTGCAAGACTCTGGTTTAATCAAGGCTAATAACTTTGGTGATAATACTTTGACTCTAAAGAATGGTACAGAGATTCTATTTAGATCAGCAGAACGTTATGATAACATTCGTGGTTTAACTTGTGACTATGGAATTATAGATGAGGCAGCCTTTATGCGTAATGAAGCGTGGGCAGAAGCTATTAGGCCAGTCTTTGCAGTCCGAGGTAAAAAGATTTTATTTATAAGTACTCCTAAATCTAAAAATTGGTTCTATGACATGTTCCAATTAGGTCTCAACCAAGATCATCCGAGATATAAATCATACACAGGTTCTTCATACGATACTCCTTACATAGATCCTGAGGAAATCAGTGATGCTCAAAAAACACTACCTAAATCAATATTTCAGCAAGAGTACTTAGCAACCTTTATTGATAATGGAGGTGAAGTGTTCTCAAACATAAATGAAAATACCTTTAATAGATATCCACAACAATCAGGACAAGTTTATTGTGGAATAGATTTAGGTCGTGCAGATGATTATACTGTTGCAACCTTTATAGATAAATCAGGTAAGGTACTCGAGATATACCGTAATAATAAACAACAATGGTCTACGATGGTATCCGAGATGTTAGTACTTATCAGAAAGTGGAACGCTACAGTAATGATAGAAGTTAACTCAATCGGAGATGTCATATACGAACAAGTAAAAAAGCAATGGCAGAACACTCATCCTTTTGTAACAACTGGTAAATCTAAACCTGAGATAATTGAAGGACTAATACTTGACTTCTCTGAGAGTTCTATTAAGATTCCAAATAAAGACCTGTACCCTCATCTAATACATGAACTGGAATTATTCAGTTACGAGTATAATCCACGCACGAGATCAGTACGTTACAGTGCACCATCTCCGCACCATGATGATTGTGTTATGTCATTAGCGATAGCAAACTACAACCGCAAACAAAATATTAATACTGGTAGTTATGCAGTCATGGGATCTCTATAATTCAATTTAACACTAAAAGATATTTAATAGTATGGCAATCAAAGTTAGAGTTGGAACGGTACATATGCAAATGCCTGAGAGGGTAACGATCGAGGAATGGCAAAGACTAATGCAATGGGATTTTGATAAACAGTTACACCATCCTTATATTATTAATTCTCTAATGGGTATTGACCTTGAGGATCTAAAGGCAGCTGACCAGGCTAGCTTAGATTTGTTTATAGGATTTATAGCTGGTGCAATTAATAAAAGAACGCCTAAGGAACTACCACAATTTGAGAAACTAAACTTTGGTCAGTTTGTAGATTTAGATTGCTACCTATCACTGGGTACTGAGAAACATATAAGCGATATGATGGGGATCTTAGAGATAACTACTCCTTGGGCTGATGAAGCTCTACAACATATTGAACAGTATATTAAATGGAGAGGTACGATATATAAACAGTACAGTCAGTTGTTTGGATTAGATGGACCAAAGGTAGATAAACCTGCTGATGAGTTTGATCCTAAGGAAGTAAGTAGAGGTTGGTACAATGTAATCGTAGAATTAGCTAAAGAAGATATCCTAAAGATGGATTCAGTAACAGAACAACCATTACATAAAACTCTAACGTTCTTGCAAATTAAAAAAGAAAAGACAATCGCGGAACAACAACAACTTCGCAAAATGAATAAAGCCAAATGACCTATAAAGAAATAATAAATAGAATTAGAACTGTAGCACAGAACCACTTAATGATCAAAGACTTTGGTTATGGTGAACTGTCTGATATTAAAACTCAGGCTCAGTTCGGTGCTGATGGTAATATAAATCCTAATAGCCAAGCTGATTATCCTTACATGTTTTTAGTACAAAGTAATGCAGTACGTAACGAACCTGTCATGAGTTATAATTTTTCAATGATAATGATGGACATGGCACGTGGTGAGGAAGGCGATGTATATGATAACTACCTTACGATCCAATCTCAATGTCAACAGTATATAGATGATGTACTTGCTAACCTTTATTATTTTTATAGAGATCAGCCAATGGTACAACTAACAGGTATTACTTACCAACCGTTTAAAGAAAAGTATCAGGATGAAGTGGCTGGGATGACTGTTAACTTTACCTTTGAGGTACCTAGCGGATTAAATGAATGCGTTGCTCCGTTTGATAATGTTACTGAATTATTCTCATCTCAACAATATCAAGGTGGAACTTTAGATTATAATAACGTTCCGCCTCCTTACACAAGACAAAATCCTGATCAATATCTTTACATACCTGATATCTTAAGAGATGCATCTGGGGGAGATCTTAACTGGGAACCTTATGTTTTACTACCAGGCAACCCAAGAGGTCCGCATAGTAGATTTAAGGAGGCAAAACTATATAGTAAAATAGTACTAACATTTGATATGACTTATACATGGGATCCAGCAATGGTGCCTAACGCAACTCCACCTTATCTTTTCTATGCGCCTATTGGTCCAATACCAGGTCTTAATCCTGCATGTGGACAAAATGGTGGTATTAGTATATGTACCCGCCCACCTTTAAACGCAAACAAATATCCTGATACAATTGTAGGATTTCCTGATCCAGCAGTATCACTACCAGTTGTAGGTACTACTTATTCGGTTACATGTACATGGAATAATATAACAGTTGCTGATGAGTCCATGTTTCAGTTAGGTAGACAAGTATATCAAACTTCTCCTGGGTCAGGCTGTTCACTAAATAATATTGCGCAAATTAATATGCAAGACGTAACAGTAAAACTATTTGAAGTATGACATTAGAAGAATTCGTAGATGATCTAGGAGAACTTGCATTAGAGCTGAGTGAACCACAACAACTGTTACTTAGAATAGGTGGCGGTATAGTAGAAGACATGAAAGCTAGAGTTCCTGTTAATACTGGTTACTTACGTAATAATATACGAGTATCAGTTACAGGCCAGGATACGATTGTATTCTCAATGCCTGATTACGGAGTATTCCAAAACTATGGAGTTAAAGGTACAAGCGGTGGAGCTATCATTGCACCAGGACATAATAAACCATGGAGAGGTGGTCTACTTAAACAACCTTTTGGTATAACAGATCCTGCAATCGTTGGTCCTTTTAGATACTCAGCAAGAAGATATGGATTACCGTCAAGGCAATTCTATGATGAGGGTTTACTCACTACCGAGATTGGCGAACAATTCTTAGAAGATATAATAATAGACTTTTAGTAAATAAACAAATTTAAACAATGGCAGTATCAATATTACAATCACCTAACATACCGTTTGATCAAGCATACGGACCAAATCCAGTTACTCTTACAGGTATCCCGGTAGATCCAGGTACAGGAGTCCTGGCTGCACAGAAGTATGTTCTACAGATATTTCGTAACGGAACTAAAATAGCAGACCTTAGACAGAGTCCAAATGGCGAAGCTAAAGCAATCTTTGATATTCAGAATACGTTACAGAATTTCGTTGCTCCATCACCAAGTACAATTGAAGAGACAGGTTATGCAGGTTTAGATTTAGCAACAGCAACAAACGAATCAACTCCTTATTCTTTCGCAGCAGGGTATGAGAATAACGGTGTGGTAACAATTGAAGTAACAACATCTCAATCCTTCTTAGACTTTGGTGGTACAAAAGAATATTATGACGTACCTTATTCAGCAGCAAGATTCATTCCTATTATAACTACTAATGCACCAGGTTGTACAAACGTTCTAAAAAGAGCAGATGTATTCTCTGATGTAAATACGTTTAGATTAGGATCTGAGATTACTGATGGTAAACCGCCATGGCTTACAGCAACTACAAAAGTATTTGAACGTAATGTAACACCTGACGATATGACTACCTTATCTTATTTTAATGGTGTAAGTGGAACTGGTCCTGCCTCAGCCGCAGGTATTGAAGCATTTACATTTTGGCAA